ACATAGGGTCCTCCAAATATATCCTATTGTCCAGTTAAAGTATTCTAGTACTCTGTTAAAAGCCTCGTAGAAGTTTTGAAAGGAGCCAACCTATGGTTAAGAAAAAACAAAACGAACCAGAATTGGTCGAAGTTACACCGATTCACAACCGACACTCGTTAGATCCAGTTCAAAGAGAAGGGTACATGATTGATCTTGCTGTTGACCTTGCAGAAAAACAACTGCTGGAAGGTACTGCCTCACCATCTGTCATAAATCACTATCTTAAACTTGGAACTACCCGAGAAAAACTTGAACGAGAATTCTTGAATGAACGTAAATCCCTAAGTTCGGCCCAGGTGAAGAAACTAGAAGCAGAAGCCTCAGTCGATGAGAAATATACTCAAGTAATTGATGCCCTCCGCGGATATGCTCCAAAGGGTGACCGATGAAATCTTATAATGAGATGCTCACCTACGACACCTTCCTAGACCGGCTTAAATATTTACAACTATTCATGAATCTCTCTGAAAGTCCTCGTTCGATAAATACTCGTATCTACAAACACCCTCTTTGGGCTAAAACCCGAAAAGAAATAATTAAAAGGGATCTAGGCTTTGACCTAGGATTTCCTGGTGTCCCCATCGATGGCTCTATTCTAGTACACCACATTAATCCCCTCACTATTGAGGATGTTATGGACTTTAACTCTGAAAAGATTTTTGATCCGAATAATTTGATTACAGTCTCCTATGATACTCATAATCGGATTCACTATTTCAAAAAAGAAGTTCCAAAACAAACTGAACGGAAGCTAGGTGACACTAAACTTTGGTAGAAAGGAAAACCATATATGACAATCTTAGATGAAACAAAACAGTTTATTGGGGTTGCTCCTCTTGATACTTCATTCGACTTCGAATTGCTTTCGAATTTATCAGCCGCTATTGGAGTTCTCGAACAACTTGATATTGGTCAAGAAATTATCCTTGATACAACTACTACTTGGGACCAATTCTTTTCTCGAGAATCAAACCATATTCAAGCCCTTGCTAAAAATTATGTATTCACAAAAGTCCGTCGTCAGTTTGATGGTTCTAATACAAACGTTTCAGCAATCTTGAAAGAATACCTTGATGAGTTGATTTGGAGAGTTAATATGGAGACGGAGAATCTATATGACAGTATCTAGTAAAGAAACAATTCTTCATTACGGAGTTCCTGGTATGAAGTGGGGAGTTCGAAAGGCCTATAAGACCCTTGGTAAAACCCCAAATAATCTTAATACCAAAACTGCCGAAACCCTTGCTCGAGTTGGTTCAGCAGTTCAAGGTTCTTCCGGTTCAATGATCCGTCGACTTGCTTCAAAACCATTTCAAGATATTTCAAAAGCTAAGTTATCAAAGACCGCAAGTAAAGTTGATCTTGCCTATTATAAGGGGATGCGTACACTTGCTAAACAAGCTCAAAGGGCAAAAACACTCGCTGACCCAGCTGGAGAATCTAAAGCTCTCCAATCTGTAACAAATCAACAAAAACTTCTTTCAGCTCGATACCAAGTTGCAACCGGCCGTATTAGTGCCATCGAAAATATTAAGAAGTCAAATGATCGTGCGATTCAGAATTATGTCTTTGGGAAAAATACAAGGCCTGATTATAATAAACTTGAAAAAGCTATTGATGCCAAAAATGTAAAACAAATCGAAACTGTAACTAAGGGTATTGGTACCGTATCTAAATATGGAAACCAATTTGGTTTAATTTCTAACGCTAAAAATGAGAAGGTCAATAACCAACTCAAAAATGTTAATAAGGTTGTAAAGGCCTACTCTAGTGGAAAATACGATACCATTAGGAAAGATATAACAAGTACACTTGCTAATAAAGCAGCTCCAATTATTAAATCAAAAATGCCTACTCCTGAATCGATAGCAGTGAGACAACAAGCAGCTATGCGTAAAGCATCTGAAGCCGCCATCAAAAAGCGAAAGAAGGGTTCTTAATGCTATCCAATACCGCAATACCAAGGGAGTACGGACAGTTTAGAGACGCCGTTCTTAGTGGTAACGAGGTAGTGAATGAAAACGTCTCCCAACAAATGAACAATATCGACTCATTGATAGCTAACCCCAATTACTACTATGATGATACTGCAATTGATGGATTTATAGATTTCTGTATGAATGAAATGACCACCACTGAAGGTGAACCCCTAGATCAGATTCTTCCAAGTTTCCGACTTTGGGCTGAAGACCTTCTTTCATGGTATTACTATCGTACTGACCGTATCTATAATCCTAATACTCGTCACGAAGAAGAAGTAACTAGTCTCCATCGCCTACGAAATAAACAATACCTCATAGTTGGCCGAGGGGCTGCTAAGTCAATGTATATCGCATTCATTCAAGCCTATTTTCTAACGGTTGACCCAATGACCACTAAGCAAATTGTAGTTGCTCCAACTATTAAACAAACTGAAGAAACCCTTGGACCAGTTCGTACTGCTATCTCGCGAGCCCAAGGACCTCTCTTCAAATTCATGGGACAAGGAACTCTCGGTTCATCAAGTCTTTCCAAGCCAATGCTAGCTTCCACCAAAGTAGGTGTCCAAAATTTCCTTACCAATTCCGTAATTGAAGCACGACCAATGCGAATAGATAAACTTCAAGGACTTCGTTCAAAAATAAATACCGTTGACGAATGGCTTTCTGGTAAAGTTCCAGAAGACCCCATTGAAGCCCTCGAACAAGGTGCCTCAAAAATCGACGACTATGTTATTGTTGCAACATCCTCTGAAGGAACCATCCGTAATGGTGTTGGGGACTCAGTTAAAATGGAATTAATGAAAAAACTTTCAAATGAAGACCTAGACCCCCATACCTCTATTTGGTATTACCGTTTAGATTCAATTGAGGAAGTTGGAAAACCAGATACATGGCGTAAAGCTAACCCAAACCTCGGCTATACAGTCCACTATGAGACATATCAACGAGAAGTAAAAACAATGGAAGCTAATCCTTCTAAACGTAATGATATTCTCGCAAAACGTTTTGGCATACCAGTCGAAGGATACACGTATTTCTTCACATACGAAGAAACTATTCCACACTCACGCCATAACTTTGATGGTCTTGAATGTACCATGGGAGCTGACCTATCACAAGGTGACGACTTCTGTGCGTTCACATTCTTATTCCCATTAGGTGAAACAAACTTTGGAGTAAAAACTCTTTCCTTTGTTTCTGAGACAAAAATGCGCAAGCTCCCTGAAGCGACTCGCCAAAAATACCAAGAATTCGTAAACGAAGGAACCCTAATAATTAAACATGATTCTATTCTAGATATGGCCGATATATATGAAGAGGTCGATAACTTTATTCAGGCTCATGGCTATATTATTAATTCTTTCGGCTACGACCCATACAACTCTCCTAAGTTCGTTGAACTATGGACCCGTGATAATGGTTCTTATGGTATTGAAGCAGTCCGTCAAGGTGCCCGTACCGAGTCAGTTCCTCTTGGTGAATTAAAAGCCCTCTCATATGACCGAAAACTACTATTTGATGAACAACTCATGATGTTTGCAATGGGAAACTCAATTGCAATTGAAGATAACAATGGTAACCTTAAACTTTCAAAAATGCGTGCTGATGAAAAGATTGATAACGTCGCTGCACTTCTAGATGCCTGGGTTGCCTATACAAGAAACGGAGAATTATTCCAGTGAATATAACCGACCGATTTAAAAGGGCCTGGTCAGTATTCAATAGTGATTATAATCCGACTACCGAATTCGGTTCTTATTCTGGGAGCTCCTCGTTCACTCAAAAGCGAGGTCGTTTCAATGAAAACTATATTTCTGGACCGGTATTTAATCGTATCGCTCTAGATGTTTCGGGAGTCGACATTCAAGAAGTCACAGTTGACTACTCCGGTAAAGAATGGCCAGAATCATCAAAATTAAATGACCGGCTAACTTATTCTGCTAACATTGACCAAACTGGACGTGCCTTTATTCAAGATATTGTTCATACAATGTTAACAAATGGTCATGCTGTAATTGTTCCAATTGATACTACAAGTTCTCCTATCTCAACAGATGCCTATGATATTCTTTCTTGGCGAGTAGGAACTGTAACTCAATGGATGGCTCGTGATGTACGAGTAAATGTCTGGGATGACCATACATCTCTCTTCAAAGAGATTGTCATGCCAAAAGAAAAAGTCGCTATCATCCAAAATCCAATTTATGGTGCCCTGAATGATGCAAACGGTACTCTTCAAAGACTCCTAGGAAAGCTAAATCAACTCGACCAAATCGATGATGAACTAGCGAATGGTAAATTAAATCTTATCATGCAACTTCCTTATGTTGTTAAAGGAGAAGCCCGTCGTGCCCAAGCTAATCAACGTATTGCTGAATTTGAAGACCAAGTCTCAAAGGGAAAATATGGCGTTGCTTATGCTGACGGTACAGAAAAGATTACCCAACTTAATCGATCCCTCGATAATAATATCTTAAGTGAAATTGATGCCCTCACAACCCAATTCTATAACCAATTAGGATTATCGGCTTCTGTCTTCAACGGTACAGCTAAAGAAGATGAACTACGAATTTATTACTCACGAACGATTGACCCAATTGTGGAAGCAATCCTTGATGAAATGAATCGTAAGTTTATCTCTCTAACAGCATATACCCAAGGTCATCGAATTTCTTCACATCGAGATCCATTTAAGTTAATGCCAACTGATAAAGTTGCCACGGTTGCTGATACATTTATCCGTAATGCGATCCTTACCACAAACGAAATGCGAAAGATTATCGGTTATACCCCATCTGATAACGAGAGTGCAGACGAGCTATATAACCCAAATATTGCCGCCGTAAATCAAGAAACAGCAGGTGCCAATTTGGATGTAGCAGGATCATCAACCACTCAAGAACCAGATGGGGGTGATAATTCATATGAATAATACAACCGAGGAACAAAAAGTGGACCCTAATTCTATTTTCGCAAAGATGTCGTTAATAATTACCGCTGTCGTTCAACCCTGTACGATGGTATTAGGAGTCATGGTAGGATCAATGAGTTCTTCACAGAATCATCTATCAATAACTACCTATGCCATCGCACTAACAACAATTACTGTTCTTTCAATTGTTCCTACTTTTCTAAGTTATCGCTTAGTAATTAGAATGCTTGCAAAGATCGAGAAAAAGGAGATACAGAAAAATGCAACAAGTAAGCTCATTTAACCCAAATATTGTAAAGCAACCAGGCATGTGTTTGAAGTATGCCCAAGAGTGTTTTGGTGGAACTCCAATCATGAAACCTAATGCCCACGAAGCAATGATGCTTGAAGTTAACTCAGGTGCGCTCCAACCTGGATACTCACCAGAAGGTGTTTATACTGTTGGTTGGCTTGACATTACTGGTGGTCCATATGCTGGTCTTGGCCATGTCTTTATTAACCACCCAGATGGTATCCATGTTAATGATTCTAACCGCGATGGTTGGTACACATATGCTGATATGGTTCGCTATCTAAATTGCCCAATCGCTTACCGTGGTTGGTCAGCATGGCTTGAAGGAAAGCAACTAGCTAAGTAAGGAGAAAATTCAAAATGAGTCGAATTATTTGTGGGACAGAAACGCCCGAATATATTGAACTTAGAAAAGGTATGTCAGGACGCTTTAATGGCGCCTACTATTATGCAAAAGAGTTTGAAGATAACATTATTCTCAAAGTCAAGACCACTCGTCCATGGGTTTTATTAAACATGAAGGGTTTTTGCGAGGATCATGCGATTGTCTTAATCCATGATAACCATAACCCACGAGGAACCTATGCTTGGCTTCGAGATTATCAAGATCTTATCTTTGTTTGCTCATCTCAAACAACCTTCCATGATATGCAACGAGAAAAGAATGGAATGGCTATCTATTTACCAATGTCAGTAGATGTCAATAAAGTTCTTTCTTATGCTGAAGGTTACAACGAGATTGAAGCTCCAAGTGCATACTATGGTAACCGCTGGGGTATCTACAGAGGTGAATTGGATATCATGCTTCCAGAAGATTGTCATATCATCGATGGAGTAGAACGTTCAGAAGCTCTCCGTGACCTATCACACTACAAAACTGTCTGGGCAATTGGTCGTTGTGCGATTGAAGCAAAGATTCTTGGATGTGATGTAAAGGAAATTCCTTACCGTTACTTCAAGGGTCCAACAACCGATATTCTTGATAACCAATTTGCCTGGTCCAATCTAAATGATCAAATAGGAGATAAATAATGTCAGAAGAATTATATCATTACGGTATTAAAGGTATGAAATGGAAGAAACTTAAAGCCGGAACAAGTGAAACAACGATTGGCGCAAATACAAAAATTTATGAGGTAGGCGGTAAAGAAGTTTCTAAAGCAGCTTACAATAAACATCTTGCTGAAACTTCCACAGAAGCTAAATTAAAGGCTCTTCGTACAGCAATTGGTCAGGACTATCGAAAGTTAACTGGACAGCAAACGGTAGCCGATAAGGTTACGGAAGCCGCTTCAAATCCAAAGAAGGCAGTAGATAAAGCTGTATCATCTGTTAAAAAAAAGGCCAAAAATACAAACGTTGATAGCATTAGCAAATCTACTACCGATACTATTGAATCGGTTAAAAAGAAACTTGCTAAAGCTAAGAAGAAGTATATTGGATAGCCTTATGTCCGAAATGACGTTAAACTAAATACAGAAAGGAGACTGTAATGAAAGATACCCCCTACGATTTCGCTGGTTGGGTTACTAAGAATGACATCAAAGTATCTGATGGCGTTATCATCAAACATAATGCCTTTCAGGGAAATGATGGATCCTCGGTACCACTAGTATGGAATCACAATCATTCTTCAGCAGATAATGTCTTGGGAAACATCGAACTTATTAACCATTCAGAAGGTGTGTATGGTTACGGTCGGTTCAATGATTCCCCAATGGCAACTCATGCTAAAGAACTGCTCACCCATGGTGATATTAATGCAATGTCGATTGGTGCTAACCGCATTAAACGTCAAGGTGCTAATGTTGTCCATGGTAACATCTTTGAAGTATCCCTCGTTCTTGCTGGTGCCAATCCTGGTGCCACTATTGAGGAGGTGATCTCTCATACAGACGGTGAATCAGCCGCCGTAATCTACACGGATGAACTTATCCATGCTGATGATTCAGAATTATCTCAAAATGAAGGAGAAACACCGATGAACGCAGAAACTGCCTTAGACATCCTGCAAAACGCATCTGACGAATCATTGATTTCTGTCAATAATGTAATGGCTTCGTTATCAGAACTAAACCATTCAGCAGACGAATCAGATTTAGAGGTAGCATTAGCTCCCCTATCAGATGAAGAAGTTGAAGCACTTGCAACATTACTTGACCAAGGACTCTTACAAGGAGCCCCTGGCGAAGAAGCTGATGAAAACATTAACCACAACGACCCTGCTGAAAACTCAGTAGTACCCAAACCAGAAGGAGACGAACAAATGTCACATAACTTATTCTCAGGTGCTGAAGATAATACTTCAACTATCTCACACTCAGAAATCCAAGCTACATTCAATGATGCCCAAAAGTTTGGAACTTTAAAGGAATCAATGTTGCAACACGGTATCACTAACATTGAGGACTTGTTCCCAGATGCTAAAGCCGTTACTGGATTGGAAGTCTTAAAAGATACTAAGACCCAAGCAACTGCAATCTTGAGTGGGACTCGTAAGTCACCATTCTCACGTATCAAGACCCGCTATGCTGACTTGACTTCAGCTGATGCACGTGCTAAAGGTTACATCAAGGGTAATGAGAAGTTGGAACAAATCTTCCCAGTACTTTCTCGTGTGACTACACCACAAACTGTCTACAAGAAGCAAAAGTTGGACCGTGATGACATCGTTGACATTACTGACTTTGACATCGTATCATTCATGAATAGTGAAATGCGTATGATGTTGGATGAAGAAATTGCTCGTGCAGTCTTGGTTGGAGACGGACGTCCAGTTTTGGTTAATGGACAACCTAACCCAGATAAGATTAATGCCGACAACATCCGTCCAATCATTGCAGACGATGCTCTTTACACTATCCAAGAAACTGCTACTTCAATCAATACTTTGGTTGACGAATTGGTATTGGTTCGTGGACAATTGCAAGGTTCTGGTTCAGAGACTTTGTTCATCAACCCAAATACTTTGGCAGTTTTGAAGTTGCTTAAGGACAACCAAGGTCGTTACCTATATGGTAATGGTATTCCATCAGTTGATGTTATCCGTTCTATCATCGGGGTATCAAACATCATTGAAACTACATTCGTCCCTGAGAATTCTGCCCTATTGGGAAACTTGAATGATTATGTATTGGGAGCAACTGCTGGCGGACAAGTTACTACATTTGATGACTTTGACATTGATTATAACCAATACAAGTATTTGATTGAAACTCGTTTGGTAGGAGCAATCGACAAGCCTAAGGCATTTGCTTACGTGACTTTGTCAACACCCAGTAACTAGCCAATTCATTATTGGCACTAGCTTCGTTGGATCACCCGACCAAATTGGCTAGGAGGTATTCATATGAGCAGGGTAGTAGCAACTGTGGGTTTTTCCGCTGGAACAACTGAAACTAGACCTGGTATTTTTGAAGATTCCTACGTTGAACATGAACTTTACGGAATTACCACTCGCTTTTCCGCAAACTTCTCTCAACCTGAGAAAGAACAAACTGACTTCACCCTCGGTTACAATCTTTCACTCTTTGCAGATGCCTACACCTTCGAGAACTTTACTAACATTCGTTACGTTCTCTTCGGAGGTTCAAAATGGAGAGTTTCTGTTGTTTCAGTCGAACGACCTAAAATTTTAATCGAGTTAGGAGGCCTCTATCATGATTGATCGAGTCACTCTCCATAACAAGTTAAAAGAAATTTGTGATAATGTCTATTTTCAACCACCTGAGAATATTCAAATGAAGTTTCCATGTATTGTCTATAACATTTATGGTATTGATTCAATCTATGCCGACAATGTTCCCTGGAACAAGCATGTACTTTATAATATCACATATATAACTAAAGACCCAGACTCACTTGACGTTCTCGATAAGTTAACAAACTTGCCTTACATCGAGTACAATCGTTATGCAGTAACTGATGGTCTTTACCACCACTATTTAATCAACTACAATTAAGGAGAATTATACAATGGCACAATTATCATGGGACGTTATGGGAGATCGTTTGTTTGAAACCGGTGTTGACCACGGTGTTATCTGGAACTACAACGCTGATGGAACTACTGGAGAAGGAACTGCTTGGTCAGGATTGATCACTGTTTCTGAATCACCAGACGGAGCCGAAGAGACTGCTCTTTACGCCGACAATATCAAGTATGGCGCATTGATGTCAGCTGAAAACTTCAAGGGTTCAATCACAGCTTACATGTATCCAGAAGCCTTCGAAAAGGCTAACGGAGAAGCTGCAATTGCTGAAGGAGTTGTCGTACAACAACAAGCTCGTCAATCATTTGGCTTCGCTTACCGTGTTATGTTGGGTAACGATACAATCGGAACTGACTTGGGTTACAAGTTGCACTTGGTTTATGGGGCAAAGGTTTCTCCATCATCACAAGACCGTTCAACTATCAACGACTCACCAGCCGCAGCTGAAATGTCATGGGACTTCACAACTACCCCAGTATCTGTAGCTGGATTCAAGCCAACTGCTCACTTGGTTGTTGACTCAACTGAAGTTTCATCGGCTGCTCTTCAACAATTTGAAGACTTGATCTACGGAACAACTACTGGAACATCAAGTTTGCCAACACCAGACCAGGTTGCAGCAATCTTTGAACCAGTATCAAGCTTATAAGGAGATTTTTAAATCATGATTAAAGAGACTATTAAAAGCCTTGACTTCAATGATGAAGTGATTGAGGAAACTGTATACTTCAACTTAACAAAGGTAGAGGCTACTCGTCTTGCCCTTCGTTACGATCAAAATGGAGGAGATTTGGAGGGAGTAATTAAAAACCTTACTGCCGAAGGAAACACTGCCAAGATGATTGCCTTACTAGAAGACGTTATTCTTTCTGGTTATGGTAAGCGTGAAGGTAACGCCTTTATTAAGAGTCCAGAGTTACGAGCAGCCTTTGAAACCGGTACAACATATGCCGAATTGTTCGAAGGTCTACTAAACGATGACGAAAAGATGCGCAAATTCGCTTCTGAAATCATCAAAGACTCAAAAGTTCCTCAAAAACAAGCATAAAAATCTAATTTTCCTGTCATTTAAGTAGTAACAGTATAAATTCCTAGTTGTTCAATAGTCACACACTGTATGTGTATATAATAGGAACCCATGGTAACATACTACTACTTAAAAAGGGATAGGGGTGGGTATTAGGAAAATTAGTAGAAAGTCTATCTTATGTTAATTCTAAAACTAGAAACACAGACTTTCCTTGATGAGGAAGAATCTAAGTTTCATGACCTCCCAGGAGGAACCTACAAGTTCGAACACAGTCTTTATTCAGTAGCTCGTTGGGAAGAGAAATACAAAAAACCTTTCCTCGATTCTGAAGTAAAGAATGCTGCTGAATTACTCGACTATTATAAGTTTATGTGTTTTGATGGTAATTTTGATACTACTCTCTTAACATCAGACGCGATGTTTAAACTAAATACTTATATTAGCGAATCATTCACAGCAACAAAATTATCGCCACAAACATCATCACCAAACCATGGCTCATTCATCACTCCTGAGGTTCTCTATGCTGCCATGGCTAATGCTCATGTTCCTTTCAGCTGTGACCGATGGAATTTAACACGGTTACTAGCTGTTATTGGAATCATCGCAGAACAAAATGCACCAAAAAAGAAGCGTTCATTCGCTGAAGTACAACAAGACTATCGAAAACTAAACGCCGAAAGAAAGGCGAAATTAAAATCGAAAGGATAACCTCCTATGGTAAAACTTTCACTCTCGATGACCAAATCCTCCAATAAAGTTGAATCCGACCTAACTGAACTTCTCAAGTTAACAGATCCAAAAAATTATATGTTAACCGAGGGTAAAAAAGGAGTTGAATTACTCCGATTTGCTACCCCAGTTCAAACAGGTAAATTAGCAGCTGGTTGGGATTTTAAAATCTCTACCTCAAGTAATATTACTGAATTGGCATTCATCAACAACGCTTATCCAGGTATCCCAGTTGCTACAATGGTTGATTCAGGTCATGCAACAAAAAATGGAGGATATGTTCCACCACGTAACTTTATCGCTCCATCAATAACTCCCCTCTTTGATGAGTTCACAAATCACTTCTTGAAAGGAGGAAAATAAATGGCACGTGTAATTGATGAAAAGATTATCAAGATGTCGGTCGATGATGCGCAGTTTAAGGAAAAACTCGTTTCAGCTACCAACAACTTAAATACCTTCAATAACCAACTCAAGACAGATAACTCATCAGGCGTCGATAAATCCACATCCGCCTTTGACCGCCTAAAAACGTCCCTTTCGAGTATCAATCCCTTGAATATCATTACATCAAAAAATGCTGCAACTGACCTATCAAATGTATCGATGGATACCCTTAATGGTAACGTTCAAAGATCTTCTGGTTTATTTTCGGCTCTTGAAACAGTTGCTACTGGTGCCCTTCTTAGGATCGGTAATCGAATCGCTGACACCGGAACCAATATACTCAGGAATCTTACACTTAAGCCAGTCACTGATGGTTTCGATGAATATCAAACTAAGATTCAAGCTGCTAATGTTGCTATAGCCAATACTGGTCGTTCAGAAGAAGATGTCCTATCGACCCTTCAAGAACTGAACGAATATGCCGATAAAACAACATATAGTTTCGCAGATATGACCCAAAATCTGGGAAGATTCACATCGGCTGGTTTAGGACTCGAAGAATCAGCTAAATCAATCCAAGGTATTTCTAACTTGGCTGCCTTCTCAGGAGCTACCTCTCAACAATCAGCTACAGCTATGTACCAGCTTTCACAAGCTATGTCATCAGGAACTGTTAAGCTCCAAGACTGGAACTCAGTTGTTAACGCCAATATTGGTGGAAAGAAGTTCCAAACTGACCTTATCGATATGGCCAATTCAATGGGTATTGCCAACGATGCTTCTGATAACTTCCGTGAGTCCCTCAAAGATGGCTGGCTTTCAGCTGAAGTTCTAACAAATGTCCTTTCAAACTATGCCGAAGATGGCACAATGCTTGAAATGGCTACCCAATCCCATACCTTCAAAGAAGCAATGGATACTATTGCCGAATCTGCAGGTTCAGGTTGGGCATCAGCTTGGGAATCAATTATTGGTGGACCAACAGAATCAACAAAGGTATGGACTGCCTTCGCAGATAAAATGGGAAAAATCGCAGCCATCGTCCCAAATCAATTTAAGAATATTGGGGCTGCTCTAAAGAACGTCAATAAAGGATCAGGTGTATTCAAAGAAACCCTTTCAAATATGGACCGTCTTAAGAATTCCTTCAACAATTTGGGTGCTGCTGCCAAGATAATCTTTAAGCCATTAACGAATCTTTTCAACACAATAATTAAACCAAAAATTACCTCAACAACTTGGGTTGATACCTTCTCTGAAAAGTTCCACCTCTTCTCCGAATTTATCCTTCTCAAGTTTGCACCTGCTATCAACAATGGATTCGATGCCCTCAAAAATACTCTCTTTAGTTCAAATCTATGGACTGGTATGAGTAAAGTTTGGAGTAATGTATCACTTGCCTTCAAAAATCTGGGAACAGTAATAGTTAATGTCTTCAAAAATATGTTCAAAGTAGGAAAAGATGGCTCATCAACAATGGGATCAATTGGCGAAACTTTCGCTAATCTTTTTTCCGCAATTGATAACTCTGAAGTTATGATACTCTTTACTGAATGGATTACTGGACTATCGCAAAAGTTTGCTGATGCCACCTCCGATACTGACGCCCTAACTAAAAAGGTAGAGGAATTCTTTAAGTGGCTCTCTGATCCAAAAGGAATCATTAAATCATTTGGTAAGGGAGTTGCT